GAAACATCGCGTCGAGATAACCGTGAGCGCGCTTGATCAATGCGCGCGCCTTCGCGATCAGAGAGCGCACCCATTCCCCGCATGGCCTGAATACCGAGCGTCCAATTCTGCCCTTGGATTTCATCGATACGCGCACCAACATCAGGCGAAGTGATCGAGGTTGGCAATTTTCCGTATACATATCCGGTGGCAGCACCAAGGTTTTTATGGCCTTCCAATTCATCGAGCCGGCTAAGCATACGATTGGTCGTGCTTTCGAGCTCAGGCAAACCCATCTGCGTTTTGCCCGCGACGGTGCCGCGCTGTTTTGCTGCCTCCTTTTCGGCTGTGCCAGAACCGGGAATTGGGGCACCAGTCGTAGGACCGCCGCCACCTTCCGCCGCTGGCGTGCCTGCCGGTGGTGGCGGTGGCACGCGGGTCGGAACCGGCACCATCCCTTGATCTGTCTGAACCATTCGGGTTGCCTGCGCCGGTGTCGCACCGGGCGGTAAACCGCCCGCCTCGACAAAGCCACCACGCGAAGTCGGTTGATACATCTTGAGCGAATACCCGCCAGGTGCATTGGGATCGGGTACCCAAAATTGCTGCACTGAACCATATTGCTTGTTCTGCAATTCTTGCCTGGCCTGCAAAAAGTCCTGAAATGATCCCTTGAAATTGCCGCCACTCGGGCTGCGGGCAAATTGGTATTCCTTGATTTCCGCGGTGAGATTGGCCAACCGCTCGGACTGCGCCATCTGATCGCGATGTAGCTGGAGTTGCTGCTGATGATAGCGCGCGGTCTCAGCTTGCGCCGCAGCTGCCTGATCGGCCGCCGCCCCGCGCTGATAGCCCTGCATCGCTGCACCCCATTTGTTGAAGGGATTGCCGGCAAGCATCCCGAGCCCGAGCCCGGCGAGGCTCTGCCATGGGCCGCCGCCCCCGAGGCCGGTCGTTGGCGATGGCGGGGCTGGGGCTGGCGCCGGTGTCGGCGCAGGCGTTGTGCTCGGCTGAATTGGCTGCGTTTGATTGCCGCTCTGGTCGCTCGCCAGCACATCCGGGGGGATGCCCTGTTGTTGCTGCCAGCCCTGCGGATCACCCCCGAGGCCCATGCCGGCGCCCTGCTGGCCGGTAAGCATCGCGATTTCGTCGGGACTGAATAGATCGGCCATCTGGTCACCTCAAAAGGGCGTCCACGCCCGTCTTAGCGCCTAGAGGAAGCCACCCATTGCGGCGCCGCCGAGCGCCCCTATTCCGGCACCCATCGGGCCGCCAATCGAACCACCGATGCCTGCACCGGCTAGGCCGCCGCCAAGCAAGCGCGTCATCAATGGTTGCTGCATCGGGGTTTGCGCTGTCGAGACCGTGCCCCCGAGTGCGGCGGGAGCGCCAATCACCTGCGCCTCGCGTGCCAGATTCGTCCATGGCGTGTCGTATTGCGCTTGCGCGCGATCCTGCAGATATTGCCCGACAGCAAATTGCATCTGCGCGGGCAGATATTCGGCTTGCCCGAGCTGCGTCAGCATGCCCATTCCACCCATCATTTGCTGATTTGCCGTTGCCCCGATGCCGGCGGTCGTTTGCCCGACCTGGCCAAGTCCTTGCGTCGCCTGCTGCGCGAGTTGCTGACGCTGCATGTAGTCTTGCGCATAAACCGGATCGGCAACCTCTTGCATCGCTCGCGACATGACATCGGTATATTGTCCTGAGCCATAACGACCTGCCCCCGACATGCCTGAGGCAATGCGATCTGCGGTCTGCCGTTGGTTGCCGGCAATCGCTTGTTCGAGCCATGGGTTTTCAGTACCAATGTTCGTCTGGTAGAGGTTTTCAAATTGGCCGCCAGCCTTTTGCAGAGTATCAAGCCCGCTTTGCACCGTTGGCGTGATGCCCCGCTGATTGATCATTTCAGCAAGAACATTTTTGGCAACTTGCAATTGCCGATAATAAGTTCCCTCCTGATTGCTCGCCTGAATGTTGGCGATGTTCTGGATATTCTGTAGCCCCTCGCCGGGCGACCACAATTCCGGCACCATCGGTGCAACGGCGTCGCGCCCCTGCAATCCCGCAGCCGCCCCCCACATCTGCTGCAAGAACGGCAGATTGGGCACATTGGGGACGCTGGTCTGCGTCGAGGTGGTGACAGGTTGTCCGGTTGATCCGCTCATAGCGATTTTTCCATCATGAGATGTGTCATTCGGTAGCCGTGACTTTTAAGCAGAGGTTTCCAGCCAGGCCGACAAATAGGTTTGATAATCGTGCAGCGCACATGATCCTTCAAATATTGCTCGATCTCTTCAAGACAGTGTTGCCATTCTTTTGCGCCAAAACCCGTCACCCAATGCACCTCACCGATAAGCTGTGGTCCCGCCTTACGATATTGCAAGCCGATCAGGGCGCGCGCCTCTCTTCTTTCGTCATCCCAAATGACGCCTATCTGCATGCGAAAGGTGATAACAAGATCAAGAAGATCATCGATCGTCTCATTGCTGCGTTCCGCGATCTTCGGCAGAAACGGCAACCAGTGCGCCTGATATTTCCGCAGCGCTTGCTCCGTCGTCGGTATGGCGACAAAGTGCATCATAGCTTGATCATCACGTTGAGATAGATGCTTGGTGACACATTGGTCCCCCCGACACTAGTCTGCTGCGATACAACAACGCCTGTGCCGAGAGGGTAGTCCCTAAGATGTGACACAATAAATGAGCCGGAGCTGCCATCGCCACCAGGGATACCGATATCATCAAAAGAGATTCCGTGACTATGTCCTGGTACGTCACTGGCTTCAGAACCAAATGTGCTGCCGAGTGTATGCGCCGTCAGACCGCTGCCAGCACCCGCAGCGCTCAATGCTCGCCCTTTTGTTGCTGGTAGAACCAAACGGCAATGCGTAGCATACGCGGTTGCCGCGGCCCCTTGTGCTGCGCGCGTCGTGGCGGCGCCGCTCGAGGTTTGAATGGGCGCGGTAGCATCGGTGAATGGCGACGCATAAAAAAGCGTGAATAATCCCAGCGTGTCGGCATTCGCGCGCGTAGTTCCGCCGGACGTAGCATCGCCGATCGAACCATCGTCCATCATAATCCAACCGTCGTCGGCAACACTCTTATAGGTCAGCTTGATATCGCCGGTTGCCCAACCGACAACGCTTCCGATCAAAAGCCAATTGGTGCCGTCGAAAATAACTTCAGGATAACTACCCGCTATCCAATTGCCGGACATCACATCGCCGCCGAGCAAGTCCTTGACCGGCGCCGCTGTCGTGGCATCGAGTTGCAGTGTCATCGGTCCTGTGTTGGTAAGGGCTGGCCCAACCTTTGGTCGCACGATGATGCCGGTTGGCGCCGCGCCCGCGGTATAACCCACATCGGAAGTGATAATCTGCGCGTTCGCTGTGCCCGTGGTGATGTAGCCGCCGTTGCGAAGTTTCCTGTCCTTCGCCATCGCCGCCATCATCGAGCGCGCACTATTATTGACCGAATTGCGCGGCTGATTCTCTTGCCAGTTGATCCCGGCATCGGCGTTTGCATTGCTTGCCGCCGTCACCGACCAACTCATGAAATCTTCGCCTGGCATTATCCGAACTCCGTGATAATCACGATTCCGGCAGAGCCATTGCCACCGCTGGCATTGGTTGAGCCGCCTTGCGTGAGACCGGGAGAGCCCCCTGCCCCATAGTTGGAAGCATTGTTACCAGTGGCTGCGCTGCCACCAACCGGCGTCGGCCCGGGCGCACCGCCACCCAGTGCACTGCCTGCTCCATTGACCGGATCAGAAGTCTGGTTAGACCACCACCCACCACCGCCGGGATTGCCCGCCGCAGCAATGTCACCGGTGCCGGCGACGCCGCCTGGACCACCGGCCGGCCACGGCACAGCCACATTACCTTGCCCGCCACCCGTTCCACCCTTAGCGATCACGAGCGTGCCAACCGATGTGTCGCCGCCATTGCCACCTGCCCCGCCGCCGCCTGTTCCAGCCGCACCGATTGTGACTGTTTGCGAGGCTCCCACAGCAGCAGCCAATTTTCGCGATTTAGAATAGCCACCAGAACCGCCGCCGGCGCCTGATACGCTATTGGTCGAATTTGCAATACAACCGCCGCCAGCACCGCCGCCGCCAACGCATTCAATGAGGCAACTGACCATTCCGCTTGTCGGTGTATACGTGCCGCTGGAGGTAAAAACTTGAAAACCGATCAATCCGCCGCCGCCGCCACCCCCGGGCGGTGCAGCCCACGTGCCGTCAGCCCGCAGGAAATTTGTCGTACCGCCACCACTCAACGGGGCGAGTCCCTTGAGCGCTGAAGTGAATACGTTCAGATCGGCGGTCAGTTGCGTGTTGGTAACGTCGATCGGTGTCGCCGTCGCGCCAGTATTGTTGCCCTTGTAGGTGTGCGCGGCCATGGTGGCCAAGCGCGCGTTGGCTAACGTGCCGGTCCAGCCGAGCGTGAGTGTTTGGGCAGAGATCGTGCCAGTGACATTCGTGTCGTTGGTGATGGCTTGCACGACGTTGGCATTCAATCGCGCCGCCGCCAGCGTGCCGGCCCATCCCACCGTGATCGATGTTGCCTGCAGCAGCGCCGTGGCCGGCGTACCGCCAAGCGTCAGGGTGACGTTAGTGTCGTCGGTCTTGGTCAGCGCGGCCGGCGTGATACCGCCGCCCGGAGGGACTGCCCATGTACCATCAGCACGCAGAAAATTAGTTGTCCCGCCGCCCGAGCTCGGCGCTAGACCTTTGAGCGTTGTCGTGAAGACGTTGAGATACGCGGTCGCACCGGGGGCATCGTATTCGCCGAAGACACCGGCGTTATCGTAAAGAATGCGTCCGCTGACACCGCCGGTGATCGTGGTCGATCCGATCGCGATCGCGCCTGCCGCGCTCGGGTTAGGCACCCATTTCGCACCATCCCATTTCCACACCACACCCGCAGCGGAATATGTGGTTCCGGTTGTCGGTGAATTTGGAAAGTCCAGCGCCACGCTTAAGCTTCCCTTACGGCGGGTTTAACACGGTAACAACCCATTGCTGGGAGGTGCCGTCGTCGTACCAGATATAAAGCTGCCCATCCGTGCTGTTCCACCACAGCGTCCCCGGTGACGGCGATGATGGTGCAGTAGAAGAAATGACGGCGCCGACGCCAATCGGCACGGGAATGTTTGTTACCGTGACCCACTGCGTTGAAGTGCCATCATTGTAGTAGATGTAGAGTTGCCCGCCGGTTGAATCCCACCACAACTCACCCACCGTCGGCGATGCCGGCGGCGTTGCGCTGATGACGACACCAGCACCTCCGCCACTCGGCACGACAACCCAACTTCCATTCTTGCGGCCGTAGATATTGCCGTCGCTCGGCGCATCGGCGATGCCGCCGCCGGTGCCGGTGATCCCCAAGGCGTTGCGCGCAGCATAAGGATCGCGGGCAAAATCGAACGTGCGACGCCAGTGCGGAACGGGTTGTCGCGACGCGGGCGCCGTATTGGGAGGCAGGTCAGTCATGCTGCCCCATCCGGTTGCGCTTCCGCGAGCATGCCCATTGCATGTGTCCACGGTTCGCCAAATGGAAGCTTGAGTGTGAAGCGATGCAACCGCGCTGACGTTAACACCGATGCCGAGCCGGTGATCTCAATCGGATAATCGGCTGAGGTGACGGGAAGATCAGCAAGCCGTTCGCGGGTATCGACCGCAACAGCTCCATTCCCGGTATCGCACAACGGATAAACCTCGGAACAGAATGCGCGCATCCCTGGCACAAGATGCGCCTCTGCGGTCTGCAGAGTTGCGGCGAGATTTGGGCCGGCAAGTGAGCATAATTGCCCCTGATCGTTGATCGCGCACACCAGCGGGCGGCCGCCCTGATAGGCAAAATTGTCGAGCGATGGCGAAGCTGAATCAAGATTGGTATCGTTGGGATCGGTCAGGCTATCGGTGTCGAGATCGAGCCCTTTGCTTCCGAGCGGCGCCCATGCTTCAGCATATATGCTACCGGTGGTAAATCGCTGCAGCGCCCAATTGTAGACGATTACTCGATCATAATATGGAACCGCCGAATTTGAGTGAAATGCAAACACGACATAGGGCTTGTTTGCCACAAATACCTCAACCAAATTGCGCCGGTTGACATCAGAATTTTCCAAAAACCAATCCGAACATTTCTCCTGACCGATTGGATTGAGTTGATTGCCGGCAAGCGAATACGGCCCATCCTCCGCCATGAAGTAGAGCGTATCGTCAAATGAGCACGTGACGCCGTATTTGCTGATCGTGCCCTTGTCCTTGACCACCTTGCTAATCTGGAAAATGAACTGGATGTCACCCGGAAGGAATTGCATTAGCCGGATACAGCGGTCTTGGACGATATAGGCCAGCGTGTCGCCAACAGTTGCCATGATTGGGCCGCCGTCGGCCATCTCCTGTTCGTCGCACAGGTTCATTCCGACGGTCCATTGGCTCGCGTCGTTAACACCGGACCAGCGCAGTCTCCGTGGGTTTGTTGCCAATCCCGAGAGCACCGCAAAATCGCCGATCGTGCTCACCGTTGCCGCGCGCGGTGGCGAACCTGGCAGCGCGACAAATGCCGAGCCGGCCTCAATGTCGGCCCATTGTGGATCATCATTGATACCGGAGACCGCGAGCAAGTGTGTGCCAAATTGCGTAAACGACCATTCATCGACAACGCTATAATTGCCGCCCGAGGCGCGCGTGAGATTAATCCAGGCCGAGCCCGACCACTTGTAAAGGTCGGTTTGAGTACCAGCATAAATTTCCCAACCACCATCGAGCCGGCGCGCTGCGGTGAGCCCCAGACACGGCGCCGGCAACGCCGCTGTTCCGAATGGCAACAAGCTCGGGATCGGCCGGTAATCGTTGATACCGGGGAATACGTTATTAGCGATCGACGCAAATTGATTATCCAGCAGCGCGATATCGGGCCGCCACTCGCCGAATTGCAGCGTTGCTTTAGGCATCTTGCTCCTTGTTGCTAAGTTTGATGACGCGAACGGCAAGATCGAGATAGCGTTTAAGCTCCTCTGGCTCTTCGCACACGATGCGCCCTGCATCGTCGCGCAAAGTGAATCTGCCGGAATGATCACCAAGTGTGGGGCGCATCAATTGCGGGGTGTGAAAACTCACCACGATCTCGCCATCGGTGAGCGCAGCCATCTGGTTCTCGGAAAGCGTGACAAATCCGAGTTCATTACCGTCCTTGTCGAACACATCAACCATAGTAAGCCTTCATTCGGTTTTTGCGGACGCGGCGTGAGGTTTCGCGGCGCAGATAATCGAGACAGCGAGCGCCGGCTTGCTCAGCGTTCTGTACCTGTGCAGCATCGCGGATCGGAAAGGAATAAAGCCGCTTGAGTACAGTGTAGCGGATGAGATCAAAGCCGGCATTGGTCCATGCGTTTTGATCGGTATCGGCCGCGAGTGGTATGAGACGCACATGACCAAAGATGCGTAGCGGATATGACTGTCCTGGTGGTGGCAACGGATAGATGCGCAAGCACCCATTTTCGGTTGCCCACCACGACGGCTGACCGTTCGAAAGCGTCGAATAATAGTGTTCGACCGTTTGCCAATCCGTTTGTTTGACCGTGTACCACACGCCAAGCGGGGGCGAGAGCTGCGCCCGCACTGTGTCGATCATGATGAATTCTTGGTACCCTTGCTGCGGGTTGAGCGCGTAGCAATCACCGCGCGCGCTGCTGACTGTGTCGCTTGGTATGCCGCCATTCGCGCTGATCGTAAGCGCGTAGGCTTGCGGGTAAGTTTGGTTGAACCAGAATCTTTCACTGTCGTGGTCGCGGATGGCGGTGGGGATGGCGGCAGCGATTTCGGGGCCGAGGTTGGTTCGGCGCAGGTCGCTGACGATTTGGTCCTTAAGGTCGCCGAGGGTTTTGGCCATGGCTTATCCTCAGTTTGCCCGGGCAGGTCGTAACCCGCCCGGTGCAAGTACCACCATGCCGATCCCATTATTGCGCGCCGGGTACAGCGTATTCGACAACGATGACGCCAGCACCGGCGTTGTTGCCGGCACCTGAGCCCCACGTCACCCAGATGTCGGTATCAGCTGCGACCGGACCTGGCACCGCCGAGGCCGCCAGCGTGATGGCGTTTGGCCCAAGCGTCGTGATGGGACCGCCAGCAAGCGCGGCGAGCGTGACACCGGATGCCGCCACGCCGAGCCCCACGGTTGGCGTGGTACCGTTGAATACCGTGCCGATGACGGTTGAGGCGCGTAGCACAGCTGCGCCCGCCGGGATCGTACCAAGCTTGAACGTGCCGCCGCCAGCAACGAACTGATTGCCGGCACCACCGACACCACCGATGACCGCCACGAATTTTTGTTCCCGTGCCGGGTAGTCGCGGGCTTGTGAACCGAGTGTACCTGTAGGCATGATCGTCTCCTTTTGGCTTTTGCCGAATGGCCTTGGTTTGTTGCCGTAAAGAGTGCCGCGGCATTAGCGCCGCGGCGAGGTGACGAGAGTTCCTAGACAACCGGCGCGGCGTAGGTCGTCACCACCACGGTGGCGAAGTCGACGCTATTCCACACCAGTTTTTTGAGGCCGTAGATTGACCACGCGGATACCTCGAGGCGCCGCTTGTGGTCGTAAAGTTCTTCGTTCCAGCGATAACGGTTCTCGCCGGAATTCATGCCGAACGCGATCGCCGCCGATTGCGCCCCCATGAAGACAGCGCGCCGGCTATTGCTCTGTGCCGCCGCGGTTGTGGAGTGCACACCCATCGGGATTTGCTCTGACTCCCGAATGATGACCTTATTATACATTCCCAAGGCGCCGCTGAAGATCGGGTTTTGGCTGATCTCGCCGCCCGTCATTGCCGCCTTTTGGATGTCAAGCCATTGCCCAGTTGAAGTCGTGGTGCGCAATGACGTGACCTGTATCGGGTGCAGATACATCACGTAGTGTTCGCCGCCCTCGATCCTGATCGGCCGGATTTTGGGCAAGCCCGTAGAGCCGCCGGTCTTGGCAAGCTCCACGCATTTGTCGATCAAGTTGAGACCGAACACTGCCGTCGTCGTGGTATTGACGGTCTCATCGTTAGCGATCGAGGCACCGGCACCACCGGTATCAAAACGCAGGATGCGCCCGGTCGCTGGTGCGATCGTTGCATTCAATCCAGTGAACTTGACCGAGCTTGGCGCGGTAGTACCGCTGGTCGCGGTATTGCCGCAGACCTGATTGAAGAACGCTACCGAGATACGCCGCGCCCACCAATCTACCAGGCCGTCTTTGGCCTCCTCGCGCAGATCAAACGACACGCGCTGCGCGTCGATTGTGTTCTCAGAGCGCACACCAACTACGTGGCCGAGCTCATTGATAAATAGGTTGTCGGCATAGGTGGTGAGCGCTTCGCCGTTGCCTTCGGCAACGTCCGATTCGGTGAAGCCGTCACCGCGAAGCTGCATGCGCAGCCCGATGGTGACACGATCACCGGCGCCTTTCTTGGTCTCGGTCTTTTCCTGGATGACGGAATTTGAGTCGGGGCCGATAAGCGGATAAATCTCCGTTGCTTTCACCGCTTCGTGCGCAAGCTCTTTGGCCCACAACTTCACGGCAAGGGCGTCATTGACGCCGTAACTAGTCGATGCCATAGCGGCACCTCCCGTGTTGGGTTGCGGAATGAGTTGGTGCCCCATTGCAGGAGCTGGCGCACAGGCGATGCGTTCGCCGGCCAACGAAACGCCATCTTGCGGTGGCGAGCCGAAACGCCTTTTTGCGGGGGCGAGCCGAAACGCCGTTTAACGGTGGCGAGCCGACGCCTTACTCTTCAGTGTGAAGCGCCTTTGAGTCGACGAAACTGCGCGGGATGCTTATCGATCCAATCGCCGAATCGCCCCTCCGGCATTCGCGCTAACTCCTCAAGCGTCATATCCGGGCTGGAGCCACCCCCACCGAGCTGGCTCAACGTGCCTGATTGCCGCTGCCCAGCCTCGATCACGTCAAACCGCGGTTGCGGCTGGGGCTGGGGCTGCGGCGGCGCCAGCCTGGCACCTTTGACGTAGCCGACAGCTTGCGCCATCTCATATGCCATCTTGACAGGATCGGCGCGCGTCTGTGTCGCTCGTACGAGCAGGTCGTTTTCTTCGGCCTTGACTTGGGCCGCCGCCGCCTCCGGCGCCATTCCCATGATAATTAACTGGCGCGCACGAGTATTTTGTAGATGCGCTAGCGCCTCATAATAATCGGGGTTGGTTTTGACGAATTCGGCCTCACGCGCGCGTGCCCAATTAACAACGCCTTTTATTTGCTCCTCAGCCTGCATTCGCCGCTTATATTGGTCGATTTCTTGGCCGCGATTGCGCAATTCGCCTTGCATCTGCCTAACTGCGCCGAAGATGTCCTGATCGGGATTGACTGGCGCCATGGGCGGCGGCGCAGCCTGTGGCCGCGGCTGTGTCGCCTCGCGAAGCATTTTCCAACGTTCTTCCATGCGCGCCTGCAACAATTCGGCATTGCGCGCGCGTTCTTCAGCCTCCTGGCGGCGTTTGCGCTCCTCCTGCAGCGTTCCAAGCGGTACATCTCGCGGCCGGTCGTCGGCGGGCCGCTCGCCCTCGGCTTTGGGTTCCTCGGACTTGATCCGGGGCTCAGTAGGAGGAGACGGCGCCGGCTCGTCCGCGGCCACGGGGGCCGGCGCCTGCGCTGGCGGTTCGACGGTGGTTGATACCACCGGCGGTTCCGAGGTCGGTGCTGGGGCCTCTTCGGACTTGATCTGGGGGGTGCCAGGAATGTCCTTTTCTCCGCGGCTGTCGAAATAGGCGCGTTCTTCCTTGGTAAACGGACCTAAATCCATTTCCTTTTGCGGCTCTGCCATCTTACAGCCTCCCGATATGCAGCCAGCCCGGCAGCACCACCACCGCGCCGAGCACTTGCAGGATCACCCACAAGACCACAAGGACCAGGATCAGCACCAATAGCACATGGATGATTTGGGCAAACGGTGCCGGCAATGGGATCAACGGCAACAGTTGCGTGATGGCCCAATAGATCACCCCGACCACGATCAGAACGATGATGATACCGATCAGGGTGCCGATCACGGCTACATGCTCCTGCCGCCGCGGAATTTGCCCCGTCCGCCGCGCCCAGTGCCGAAGCCGGCATCAATCTCGGCGTTATCCTCGCGGCTGTCGCTGTCATTGGCCTCGAGCGAAGTGAAGCGATTCACCGTGTTCCCGGCGCGGCAACTCTCCTGAATTGACGCCGGAACGCTCGAGCGCGCATCCATGGTGGCCGAGCCGCGCTCGCTCCCGGCACGGGAATAGCTGCTATCACGAGCTCGCGGCATGGCCGTATCGCGCATAGGGCCAGCTATGGCGCCAACACCCCGCGGTTCGGGCGTCAGATGCCGTTCGGTCGAGTGGAGGCTACGATCGACGCCGCGCTCACGCTCGGTGGGACCGCCGTCGCTGCGCTGCCGCGACATGTTGGTTGTGCCAGCCTGCCGTCGTGTCTCGCCGGAGGGCGTGACAATGCGCTTACCCCGATTACCGGGGGTTGGCCGTGTTACTCCGGCATAAACCTTCTTAGCGTGGGGCGGTAGACCACCGCGCCGTCCGCCGCCTCGACCGCCACCACCTCGCGCCATGGTTACCTCCTCTTTTTCGGCACCGGCTGGGAGCGGGTGCGATGAAATAAGGTGCGCTGATCGGGGACATATTCCTGGCTTTGAGTCTCGCGCTTGCCATAGGCGAGTGGACCGAAGGTCTGTTTGCCCCCGTTGAGGATCGAGGTTGGCGTTGGCGAGGTTGCCGCATTGGTCTTGCCGGAGGGCGTGAGCCGCGGGTTGCGCGCGGATCCCGGCGCCGTCGGGCTGCGGATCAACGAAGGACCGAGTTGGTCGGCCATCCCCGCGCCCCCAGGGAACCCCGCGCCGCCACGGTAGGCATTGGCCACCTGGCTAGTGTTGAGGGTGCGCCCGGAGGGCGTGCCGTAGCGGTTACGGCCGATCTTGTTGAATAAGGCCATGGCGACGACGACGCCTCCTTTGTTCTGCATTTCTGTACGCAAGCCTACAAATCTTGCAACGACGCGCCAGAAATGCCTTACCGTTTCGGCGCCGTAGTTGCCAATGTGTATTCTCATAGGTCATTTCATGACCCTGCGGACAATGCGTGGAAGGCGGCCGGCGCCGACCACGTGCCCAAGCATTTTCTAAAGAAGTAACGGGCTCAAGATGAGCGGGATTGATGCAGCTTTTTATTCGACAAAGATGGTCGAGTTGCAGACCTGGAGCGACCGGCCCTTTTTCCATCTCATAATAGAGACGATGCACCGCTCTATTTGTCCCGTTTGCCCACATTTGGGCATACCCGTGAGTATTCAGCGAACCAAGCCAAAGGAAACATCCCGAATTTGGTTCGGGAACATACCTCGCTTCAATCCGCTCCCGTACGCTCATCCTCCAAGTCCCTTGCCAGCAGATCGAACTGGCCTCGGTGCTTCCGGTTGCCCCGGAATTTGCCCAATATGGGTGGGCAAGCCGATAGGCATATTAGCACGTTGGGCGAGTTGTCCAGCCATCAATTCGGTCGCAAAGCGGGTTGCACCAGCCTTGATCCCAGCGATCAGCCCCTCAGCCACCGGATCGGGATTTGGGCCACCGTTAGCGATGGCTATATCTGCAGCCTTACCGTGGCAACGTATTTGCTCTTGCGCGATGCGTGAACGCAGATCGATCATGGCCTTGGCATTCTCGTGCTGTAGATCGATCGCGTGTTCTTGCTGCCGCGCTTGCAGGTCAGCAACGTGCTTTTGCTGACTAGCTTCCACATCGGCCTTTTTCTCGGCCATGATCAGCGTAATTGGATCAGGCGGCGGCGGTGGAGCGGTAGCCGCCGCCTGCGCCAACGCTTGCTTGATTTTCGCCACCAAGGAAGCGGGCAGCGGGGAATAGTCAAGCAAGGTTAGAATGACGGCCGGAGGAGGATTCATCCCCTGCAACATCGGCAGCATGGTAACGAGCGAATTCCAGACCAACTCTTTCTGCGATGGCGCGCTTGGTGCGTCATCGACAATCACGTCGTACTGCAGCACATTGGGGTCGTGTATAAGCGGGACATATCGGTCGTTTTCCTGACCGACGATACGAATGAGCCGCCCGTCGGCCAAGAATTCCGTTATAAGATAGAGCAGGACGCGACCTTGTACGCGTCGATACCGGCGCAGACTGTCAAACAAGGGGGCAAGGATGATGGTAGCGGACTGACGACGTTGATATTCCTGTGAGGCGGTCTTGGGATCATTAGGCGTATCGGGATTTGAGCCCGAGAGCCCGAGCATTTCCACATTAAGTCCAGTCACGCTGCGGATATTTGATACCGCAAACTGCGACATACCGACAAAATCTTGCGGAAACGGCGAGACCGGCTTGGGCGCGACCTTGCCTCCAGTCAGCGCACCAGCCTGAAAGAACGAATTTGATCCCGGCAACGCCCACTGCTCCTCAAATTGCTCAATGTCTTCAACTGCGCCCTCCTCAAGCATCAAGCCGCCCTTGGCGTTACGCGCCATGATCTCGACCGCGGTGGACAACCACTTGTTAGCCCAGGTCTGTGGCCCGCGCATCGGACGCACCAAGCCATAGAATTGCTTGTTGTTGCGGTCCCATTTTGCAGTCATCGCGTTGAGCGTGAAAGCGCTCGCGGGCTTGCCCGACGGCCCTTGCATCTTGCTGACTTCGAGCACCTCGCCGCCGACGAACGCCGAGTAGTAGACCTTGCGCACCTGTTTGACCGCACGATAGGGGCGCCCAAGCATGGCCGAGCGCGTTTGCGCAAGGGTGTGTTCCTGCTCATTCAACTCGGCCATCTGCGGTTGCCCGGTGACCGGATGCGGCTGCATGGCGCGGTAGTAGTCCTGCCGCTCGAACCATTGAACGTGAACGATTGTCACCGTGCGTTCTTGGTGCCCTTCGTCGCTTTCGTGCTTCAACGGTTCGCCCGGATAGTGCACCTCGTATGGCACTTCCTGGTCGGCGATATCGCCGGCCCATGCGGCATCATAAAGCGCATCATCTTCGATCGGTTGGCCGTAGATATCGCGTGGCCACTTGGCTTTGGCATCATTGAGCGGCATCTTGCGCCGCACACGAAAGAGACGCCGCGCATCTTTGACGTTTGCCTGTTTAGCGATGCTATCCCAGACCATCTCAAGCGGATCGATGCGTTCTATTTTGGGGTCGCCGTTGGGGTTTTCTTCATAATCAAGCCGAGTTTCGGTCCAGCCCATGCCACAGGTCGCAGCATCGGCAAAGGCGGCACTCTCTTCAAACTCGGCATCGCACTCATCGCGGAACCAGCGCGCCGCTTCGGTAAGCGTCTCGTTGACGGGGGCGTCGCCGACCTGCCGGGGAACATAACGCACCTCCTGCCGGTTAGTGATCTCCGAACCGGTCACAACATCGATCACAGGATCAATTTGATTGAAAACCAGACACGCGCGTTGCTGCGCGTCTTCCATATAGCGCTTGTCTTCTTCCGGCCATTGCTCGCCGGCACGGAAGTTAAAATCGAGCTTGGCTTCTTTGTGCCACTTGCGGCAGTTGGGATAATCGATGCGCCACCATTCTTTGACGCGCACCAACAGGTCGGACGGAGTTAACTCGGGCGTGGTCTTTGCATAGTTGGTCTCGCTCTCGGTATTGCTACCGGGATCGTCATAGGCAAAGGCCATCGCCCGCCCCCGTCGTTAGTAACCGAATGGTCCGCGCCGGAAGGGCAGCCGTGGTGCGAGCGGTGCGCGTGGCACATTGGGCGGCCCGATCACACCGGGTGCACCAAGCGGGCGCGCAATCGGGCCAGCGAGCGGCGGAGTTGGCAACGGCTGTCCCACCGGCGGTCCCATGGCCGGCCGCGGTAGACGCGGTGCCACGCCGAGCGGTGCGCCGAGCGGCAGCGCCGGACGGCGAAGCGCGTGCATCGACGGCGCAGCATGATGGATGTGATGATGGACAATGGTGCGCGGCGCCGCCGAAACCGCCGTCACGCGGATTTTGGGCTTGCGCGGCCCTTTGCTGGAACGTTTTGCCATGAGAGGCCCCTGTGTTGCACCACCGCCGCGATTGGGCGGGGCGAATGCCGAATT